CACGGACATAAAAAGTTCGAGCGTATCGACGTAGATCGCGGAACCGACGTGATCGCCGTATTGTTCGGTGAGGACATGGCCGAGAAGATGGAGGCAACTTCCGTCGGAAAGTCCGAACAGGTAATGAACCGTTTGGTGGCTGCTCGCCGTGGCGGTGGAGGTACGCTGGGACCGATTCCCGACGGTACCGAGGTCACGATAAATCCCGTCACGCCTGAGGAATCCGACGCCGCGACGGATACCAAGATCCCCGAAACTACCAGACGCAAGGTCTCCACTGCGGACGAAGAGGTCATGCAGGATGTGACGGAGACTTTAGCCGAGCCCACGAAAAAGCTAAAGTCCATCAAAGCCTCTTACGATGCGGCTAACGAGGTATGGACAAACTTGGAGACCGGGGAAAAGCTCACCAAGGCCGACGCCAAAAACGCGGTGGAGGCATTCCGAGAGCAAGAGGACGAGTTCATACTTCCATGGTTATTAGGTTCCCGCCACGTTTCCCCCGCATCTCTCGCCGCTCATCTGATGAACGACATGAGGAGAAACGAGGCCAGCGGCGTGGAAGGTTTGGCCAAAGCCATGGAGGGCTTGCAAAACCTGCCGTCCTCCAAGGACAAGAAGCAACTTCACGGGGCACCCGGCGAGGGATTCCTTCCCGGAGCTTTCAAGAAATTGATGGAGATGTGGTACAAGGATCTCGGCATCTCCGATACGGATTACACAGGTATAGAGGCCAAGTACGAGGAGGACACTCTAAACCCCGATAAAAACGAAAAGCCGTTCGCCTGGAACATGGACGCGACCGACTACTACAGTCAGCTAACCGAGGGCCGAACGGAGGGTAGAAAAGGCAAGCAAAAGGAGAACGTTTTATTCCCTGAGTCCCTGCCCGGAGACCCTGACGGCGCTGCCGCGAGAACACCGCCCCATCCTAAGGAAATGGCCGAGATGTTCCTCCCCGTCCTGCAAGCGGTGATCGACGCGGAACGACTGGACATATTTGGTGACGGCGACGTAACCGACAATTTATTACAGCGGGACACGCAAGAAGGCACGGACGGACTATTCGAGGGCGCGGAGGGTGAAGGGATCATCGAGGAGGGTGAAGAATCCACGTCGAAAGAGGATGAGTTTCAAGCCGGTAAGGTCGTTACATTCACGGAAGGGGATCCGGTGCCTACCATTACTGATACCGCCGCCCTAGAGCAGATACAGAAGCTCAAGGTAGTCCAAAAGCTAACCGATGATGGGCTCATTAAATACATGGTGGAGAGCGGTTTGGCTTCGGAAAAAATAACCGTGGAGTCCGCCAGAGAGGTGATCCAAGGCAAAATAGACGCCCTCGGATCGCATCAGTCACTATCATCCCACATGCCTCAGATCGGAGGTCAGTTCGGGTTGCTGGCGAAGTTGCAAAAAATGACCGGGGATGCCGCTGACCACTTCAAGGGTAAGATCGAGGCGGGTACTTTCGCTACCAATTACATAGACCAATCGCGCCCGACGAAAGTAGTCTTTAAGGATATAGTTGAAAAGCTCGACCTTAAGCCTGATCACCCGCTCTACGACGCGCTCGACATAGGCGGTAAATGGCACCAGTATTTCGGGAAGGGTTACGTAACCGTCGAAGACGCTCACAATCGTTTCGTACAGCCCATCTTGGATGCTCTGCGAGATTCCGGAGTATCCATGCGTCAATTCGGAGAATATTTATTGGCCAGAGCCGCTCCGAGTAGGAATATACATTTGGAGAATTGGCACAAAGAGAGCTTGAAGAACGCCGCAAAAGAGCTTGCGGAAGCTAAGGCTAATCAGGAAAAGCATCCTACCAGCGATCGACAGAAAGAGGTAGTGGAAGCTCGCCAGAAGGAATTTGACAAGATCGAGGCCCACAAGCCCACCTCGGGAATATCCACGGAGAGCGCGGTCAATGCCGTAATCGCCATGGAAAAGGAGTCTGCGTTCAAGAAGCTACTGAAGACCGACGCCATTCGACTGTTCTATGAAATGAACATGGAGCAGCTCGATATGAAAGCTAAGGCCGGATTGATTATGGATCAAAAAGCCGACATCAAGAAGGGTGAGGGCATAGACACGGCAACTCAGGACGGCATCAGCGAGCGTGGTAAGATGATTGGGGCGATGTCCCATTTCAATTGGGCCACCGATCCCAAGGAGCGCGGGCTTGCGACAGAAAACTCTACGGCCAATGTCCTCAAGGACGACGAGCACGGCCCGAAGAATTCTTCATACGCCTACGCCCCCATGCAAGGTTTTGACGGGGAGACCCAGGAAATCCACGATAAGAACGAGGCGTGGGAACTGTTGGGCAGAAAGGGCTCCAGCACCGGCAAGGGTTGGGATCAGCAAAAGATGACTTTTCTTCAGCATCCGGCCTTTGGTCGGAGCAAGGACGCCAAAGGTCCGAACCCCGACACTACCATGGCGGTCGCTCTCGACCAGTACATGGACGCGGCGGCTCGGTCAGCCAAGGCCGAAGTTTCTCAGTCCTTTGGAAACTTGTTCGAGATTTTGCGAAGTATAGCCTTCCCCGAGCGAGATGACGCCGTGAAGATCCCTTCGGACCTCAAGGTCACTGATGAATTGCGTGCGAAAGTAAAGGAAGAATATTTCGGCAAGGGAGGCTTGTTCGAGGAGCAGTTCACGAAAAGCGAAGACAAGAACATGTGGGTGTTGGAAGAGGAGGAGATCGACGGGAAGCCCGGATCTCCCACCATGAAGAGGGTCACCAAGAGGCTAAACAAAGAGTTCAGCAACGACCCGCATGTGTTCGTATATCGCGTGGACGGCGTACCGAGATTCATAAAATTTAGGGATACTGTAAAAGGGACGGAGATGGCCGTAGCTCTCAAGAATTTAAGCTACGAAGCTCTCCCCGACGTACTTAGAAAAATCAATTGGGTTACTCGTGGCATGGCCATGATGTTCACGTCGATGAACTTGGCGTTCATCATTCCCAACTTCTTCAGGGATTTGGGCACGGCTTTCATACACTTGTCCGAGGACGACAAGAAGAAGCTGATCAAGCATGTATTCAAATTAAAAAATTTGAAGTGGGTAGGGGCTATAGCCAAGGCCGAGTGGCAAACGAAGCAGGGTAAGAATCCGTTCCCGAGCAAGGACATGGAGCTTACTCTCGAAAACGCCAAGAGAATGCTCGATCGCGGCAACAAGATCGAAATGTACCAGTTCATGAAGAAGGCCGGGGCTAAGATCGGTTACTTCAGGCACAAACCTTTACCTGAGCAGATTCAAGATTTGATCGACCAGACGGATCCGGCGAAGCAAGGGGGCAAGCTCAAGTCACTTAAGAAACGCTTGAAGGCTGTCGGTGACATCGTCGATACCATGAACACAGGGGTTGAAAACTCCATAAGAGCTTCCGCTTTCTGGGCCGCCATTCGTGAGAATTATACGGTACAGCAAGCCGCGACTATATCTCGGAACGTCACGGTGGACTTCAATCAGAAGGGCAACCTCACCCAGTCGTTTGGAGCTCTTTACGTATTCTTCGGAGCTTCCGTGAACTCGATGGATAGGTTCTATGAAACCTTTCGTAAAAGAAGCCCCAAAGATCGCGCAAAACTTGTAGGCGGAATCCTCGGGGCTTCCTTCACTATAGCGATGTTCAATCGCTTACTGGACGACGATGAGAATGAAGACGAGCCCGACTACGACGGCATCTCCTCTTTCCGTAGAGACACCAATTTGATTCTTCCCATGCCTTCCGCATTCCCCGGAAACGACTCACGGGATACGGGCTACTTCAGCGTACCGTTGCCCTTGGGCTACAACATTTTCTGGGCCATGGGTCAGGCAGTGGCCGACAATTTCGCGAACGGCGTAATGGAACGCGGGGGCACAGGACCTTTCGAGAGCATGGCGAGAATATCGGGAAGCATGCTGAACGCATTCAATCCCGTAGGTGGCGGTGGACTCGGGACTATGCTCACTCCCACGGCAGTGAAACCCTTTACGGAGATATGGGCGAATCAGAACTTCATGGGCAACAAGATCCGATACGAGGACATGGCGTTCCAAGCTCCCAAGCCCGGACATATGCAAGATCCCGGAGGCACCCCCGAACACTGGACGGCTTTGTCCAAAAGCATAAACAGTTTCCTCGGGGGCGACGACAACGCCAAGGGTTCGGCCAGAGGAGCCCTCGGCTCGAACCCTCTCATGTATTCCGATGAGTTCGACGTAAAGTTCGACATATCGGGAAATCAGATGAGGCATCTGGTCATGGGGTATCTCGGCGGTCCGGGCCTGATGCTGGATGCCATGGGCGGTGGTATTTGGAAGGCGGCCCAGGGAGAAGCGGGCGTTCCCGATTGGGGTCAGGTTCCGATCGTAAACCGCTTTGCTAGGGGCAGTACCTACGGAGCTTCCACGCGTGACGCTTACTATAGTATCCGCAATTCCGTAAAGACCGCCGAAAAGGTCGTGGAGCGCACCTCCGCAATAGGAGCCAAAGTGCATGCCGCCGCCCGCAAGGACAACAAGGCTTTACTGACTCTATCCAAGAACATAAAGGCGATAGACGGGATGAAGTCCGACATCCGCCGACGCAAGGCCAAGGTCGAAAGTTCCAAGACCTTGAGCGATGAGCAGAAGACACAACGGGTAGACGAATTGGAACTCAAGGAGTTAAGATCCATCATGGAATTGGTCAAGAAGGCTCGTAAACTCGGCATAGCTGTATGAAGGAATCCAACCTAAAGTTAAACGAAAAGCAGGAAGAGGACTTGGTTAAGTACGTTCTTGAGCGGGTAGACCAGCTCAAGGAAGACAACCGTGAACGTATAGAGATGGATAGGATCTCTTGGAAGACTTACAACAACGATCGGGACGATCGCATATCTCCCGATTCGATATTCGAGAAATCCAATCTCAGCGTTCCCATGACCTCGCTCATCGTGGATCACTTCATGGCTCGAGCCGAGGATGAGATCACGGGAACCAGCCCCTACTTCAAGTTCGACGCTCAAGGAGCCGGCGACATCGACATGGCGGAAGCCTTCGATAAATATTTCAACTGGAAACTGGAGGACAGGGGGGAGACACGCGAAAGATTGGAAGAGGCGTACCTCCACATCTTCATCCAGCGAGCCGTGATATTGAAGGCGGTTTACGAGGAAGACGTCTCCGTATGGTACGACCACGAGCGTAACGCTTTATTCAATAACGAGACTCAGGATTTCGAGGACATGCCCGACCAAGGACCTATATTGGAAGGTGAGGCACAGTTCCTACCCGAAATGAACCCCATGACCGGGGAGACGGAGCTTCGACTATCGACCGACCCCACATTCCAAATGATTCCGGGAGTTCACGAATTCCAACCGTTCCCGGACGGGATCCCAACTCAACAGGTGAAGTACAAAGGTCCAAGGTCGGAGGTCGTGGACAGTGATCGATTCCTATGTCCTTCCAAAGCGGAGTCCATAGAGAAGGCCGACATCTTGGTTGAGTTGTACGACAAGGATTTGAACTGGGTTCGAGAATTGTTCTATGATCGCGAGTGGTTGAGCTTCGGTGATTACGCCGAGCAGATCAAGCGTGACGCCAATCCTCGCAGTGAGATCGACAAGAACAAGGACAGCCGAGAGGATTTGACTTTCGATTCCGACAAGAACCCCAGCGTACCCGTACTCGAATGTTGGGTTAAGCGTGACGTTCTCGGAACGGGACACCCTCAGGAGTTCTGCATCTTCATAGACCCCGAGACCAAGAAGCCTTTGTACTACGAGTACGTGGCCAAGCTGACTCCCGACAACCGCAAGCCTTATTCCGTCGTATCGATCGGTAAGGAGCGCAACAGGTGGTGTGGTCCGAGCTTGCCCGAGCGCATAAGAATTTTCCAAGAATACGTCGACAGACAGTTCAATTCTCAGAGCTACCGCAACGAGCTCGCAGCCAATCCGATAATCGGAGTGAATCCTCAGGCCGTCGAAGACGAGCCCGAGGACGTGGAGCTTCACGCGGGTAAGATATTCGAGCTCAAGGATCAGTACACCATAGATGACTTCATAAACTTCGCGGCTGTTCCTAATGTGGACGTACGCACCCAAGACCTGATTGATTTCGTATTCGGAATCGTTCAGTTGTGGTTGGGCGTATCGAACATGGCCCAAGGAGATTATCAAGCTCTCGCTCCCGCCAACACGGCTACGGGCGTTGAAGCCACTCTGCGGGAAGCGTCCAAGATAGGTCGTCGCTGGATGCGTCGAATCGTTCGCGGATACGAGGATCACATCACAAAGCTCGTGCAAGTGGCTATGGCTACCATGGACGAGGAGGAAGCCTACGAATACATGGAGGGCGAAGTACGCGAGCTAGGCGTAATGACCCCTGAGATGATTGAAAAGATCGACATCAATGTTCGAGTTGTTTTGTCGCAGGACCAAGGTCAAAGGGCGATAGAGAAGGCGAACCTGGCTTTG